CAGTTCGTGGCCTAGCGGCAATGCCATGACTGGGCGACCGTCACGCGCCAGCTTCGCCATCGTGCTCGCCACATCTTCGGATGCACGCGATGCCGCCGCGCCGCTCTGGAATGGGCCGGTCATTACCGCCGGCGGAACGCCGCCCGCTTGAAACGCCTTTGAGCCATACGCGCTTGCAGCGATAGCCATCCCGATTGCATCGCGATTGGTAGCAATCGGGCCGCGATGGTCAACAAAATCATGCTCCAGCATGAACGGAATGTCGATGATGTCGGTCGCAGGATATGTTTTTGTGAGTTGTGATCCGATCCGCACATCATAGAATTTTCGCCCCTCAAACATGCGGACGGTCAAAAGCGTCGGATCAAGCGGGTATAGGTTCACCACCTCACCGGAGTTGTTGCGCTCGATATAAGTGATGCCGCGCCCGCCTGTGAAGACCTGATCGAATGTGTATTTTCTCCACTCAAAAGAGGACATCGCCGGATTGACGGCCTCTCCCAAAATCAGCGGGAGTTGATTGCCACTGCTGGCATTAACCTCATCGTAACCCTCGGCGGTTTGCACATACATTTTGAGCGGCAACCCTGCGATGGTGCCAGCCAGGAAATTAACGGCAGCCCATACGGCAGGCACGCCGAGCGCAGTGTTGATGTTTACTGTAACACCGGCAGAGGAAACAAAATCGCCCCAGCCCATAACGCGCAAAAAATCGCTCGACGAAATCGGAACGCTTGGATTCTCAATCGAGCCCCGCGTTTCCGACCGGCGGAACAAATCTAACACGCCCATTACACCGCCATCCTGTAGTCTGGATCATCCCACGGTGACGAATAATGCACAATTTCATCGCCGATGCAACCTAGGGCCATTGTCATGGCAACGATGCCGTCAATCTTGGCATAAGATTTCGCCTTGTTCAGTTTGCGATTGCCTGCCGGATCGCTCTGCACCACCGCCCCAGCCGCGCACATATTCAGGATTGGATTGTCGCCGTGGCAAAGTTTGCGCTCCGCCACCAACCGCTCCACCGTATCGACGGCGGGCGCCATATCCTTGAAGCCCTGCCCGAATGGCTTCATGGGAATATCCGCGCCGATGATGTCGAGTTCGCGCTTGAAATCATTGATCCGCCAGCGGTCATATGCCAGCATCCGCAAATCGTACCGTTCCGCCGCTTCTGCAACGGCTTGCGCCACCACGGCAGGGACAATGACCGGCCCCGGAATGGTGGTCAGGAAGCCTTGATCAGCCCAAATATCATAGGGCACGCGCTCCGCTCGTGATTTCTCGCGCAGCCCATCGGCGGGTAGGAAGAACTGCGGCACGATGTGGAAAGTATCGCCTTTCGGGAACGCCAAGACGAACGCCGTCAAGTCGCGGCTTGCTGACAGGTCGAGCCCCGCAAAGCAGACATCACCGTCATCAATTGCCGGTGCCTCATTGTTCGCCTGCCATTCGCCTTTGCTCAAAAATGGGCTTTCCGCTTCGATCCGCTGGTTCAGGTAGAGCCAACGGAAGCTGTTTTCCTTCGACGGCAGCCGTGCGGCTTGCTTGGCGAAGTCTTCCATGTCCTGGAGAGATCGAAACTTGCCAAGCGCCGGATTTGCTGCGCGCCAAGCCTTGCGGTCGCCAACCTCGCAATCCTTCGGCGCGGTGTAGAGGTGCGAGACCGTGCGTGGGTCTTGCGCGGCGGCGGCGTCGTCTAGCCAAGTGGAGAATAGGTCGCCGTCGGTCGCGGCTTGGGTGCTGATGGCAATCAGCAGCGGGTCAGCATGCGCGCCTTGCGCTGTCTCGATGGCCTCCACAAAAGCATCCGTCGGGCCGCGAACCTGCCCGACTTCATCCAGAATTGCTAAGACAGGCGACAGGCCATGAGCCGTCCCAGCCTCTGCGCTGATCGCCTTGTATTCAACATTGCGCGCCAGCCCTATCAGCGATTTTTGCGAAGGCACGACTTTTATAAGTTGTCTTAACATCGGCGAAAGCCGAACCATCTTTTCTGCCAGTTTGAAAACCAAGGACGCTTGGTCCCGGCTTCGCGCGCCGCTGATAATCTGAGAGTTTGTTCTAGCCTCCGGCCCGGCAATATGGGCAAGCAATATTGCGGCGATCAATGCCGACTTGCCGTTTTTCCGGGCCACGCTCAAATAGGCGCGGCTCGTACCTGCCGGATTGTCGTAAATGTCCCTGATGAATCGCTTCTGAAACGGCAGCAGCTTGAACGGCTTGCCTACGTCAGCACCTTCTGGCGTCAGGCAAAATTTTTCAATGAATTCAATAATTTTTGTCGATCTATTCAAAGTATTTTCATCCTTACTTTAAGTTCAGATGTTGAAACCCTATGCTTCCTAAAGCCGACTCTGTAAATCCTACAATCATTTTTTATGTTCCTCCGCTATTATCATTGGGCACGCATTTTTCCATCTGATCATATGATGCAATCTTCTGTTTTTGACTCCCATCTCCGTTATTTTTACGCATGATGGCGCATACATAACTGAGTAAAAACTTTTCACATAAGTACCAAGGTCAAGATATATATCCGTCAATCCCCCGTCATTGATTTGCGTCTGCGGCTGTTCAAGCCTAATTCTGGGCACGGTTATGAAAAGACCGCCTCGCAGACCAATTTCAGTATATGCGTTCACATCCTCATTTATGCGCCCCATAAATTTGAAAGGCCGATCCACACACATAAAAAAAGCGTTCATTGCTTTTCTGGAAAATTTACCTTCGGCATGTAATTTTGAAAGCTTAGATCCAGGCCCGCCAATGAAATCGCCACCTTGCGACATTGCCACGGTCAAAGCATTGCTTTTTATATAAAATTCTAGCATTGCTTCGATTATTTTGTCCAAGTCATTTATATTTATTTGCTTTGTAATGTAATTTTTGTCGTTGTCAAACGTATACCTGAACTGAGAATAATCATCATCAAGCTGCAAAAAGTATTTGATGTTATTATTTTTTGCAATTTCAAAACTATAATTTCTTGCATACACAACGGAATTACGTTTGTTAAAATTATCACCGCTATCCGTCTTATCTATTGCATCTTGTTTATTGAAAACGATGATTTCGTCTGGATATTTTTTTTCATATTCGGCACGTTGATCGTCTTCATCGTCCAAAATCAGATAAATTTTCCCAGTGTATCCAGAATTCCTCAATCTCGCATATGTTTTTACATTATTTGCGCGACCATGAGTCAGTATGAAAACAGCAAAATCACTCCTAATCATTTTGGTATTCCATCAAATATTGTTCAGAAATTTTTTCAGATAATTTGACGTATCCATTCTCTATTGCTTTTTCAAAATCTATTATGACAAGAGCGCTATTTTCCATTAGTTCCTGGCATTCTTTTGATGCGTGAGCGTAATAATTTGCAATTATCTCAAAATTGAATACTGTATGACGACCAGCGGCCAATTCTAAGAACTTCCTTTCATCATCTGGCAAGTTTGATACTTTTATTTGATTCAACAGATCAAATGTTTTTTGACTATCAAACATTGTTGAAATATCCGGCTTTGGTCCAGTTGGCTCATAAACTGGGATTTCAATTTTTTTGGTATATTGATTTTCTGACTCAGAATCATTTTTCAATAAGGCGATTAATTCTTCTTCGTTAAAGCCGACAAGTTTCTGCATGTCCACGGACATAGATTGCAGTTCGGCGACTAGCTTTTCTTGGTCCCACTCCGCATTGAGCGCCAACTGGTTGTCCGCAATAATCAGCGCCCTGCGCCGGTTTTCATCAAGCCCAGTCACGACGATGGCAGGCACAACATCCATCTTCAGTTTGCGCGCCGCCAAAACGCGACCATGCCCGGCAATTAGATTGTTCGCCTCGTCGATCAACACCGGATTGGTGAAGCCAAACTCCCGGATTGAAGCCGCGATCTGAGCCACCTGCGCATCCGAGTGCGTTCGGCTGTTCATGGCGTAGGGAATGAGATCATCCACCGCTATTAACGCATGGTCATAGAATTTTTCAGTCATCAATTCACCGGTAAAGCAATTAGACCGTCGTCACTAAAGGCGCGCAGCGCATCAAACGCCTTGTTCGCATTC